CAACTCTCCACCCCGATAAAGATCATCACCCACACCGCCAAGACCGCACAAACAAGTGACGACAGCGCCTTGGCCCGTGGAGCATCCGCCTTCACTGGTGACGCAACCCTGACCGCCATCCTGTTCATGGACGATGACAAGAACCGCTTCATGCGGCTCATCAAGACCCGATACGAGCCAATCCACCGCGAGATCAGCTTCCAGACTCACATCCACAATGAGGTGGTCATCACCAAACACGGGAACATGCAGGATGTCCAGTGCATCACAGTCATCCCCTACCCGACAAGCGAAGCATCCCGCAAGCAAGAGGCCGCAGCCCGTATTGAAGACAGCAAGTCCCTCAGAATCATGGACAAGTGCGACACGGCGGCAGCTTTCGTTCAATCCATCATCAATGAGCACCCAGAAGGTGTGGTGATTCGCCGTGGCTCAAACGCCCCAAAGGACTGCCGCAATCATCCAGATGCCTACAAGTTGGATTGGGCAGACATCTATGCGGCAGTGCCAGGGTCATCAAAGGGCGATGTAAAACGGGCCATTGGGATCTCCATCTTCAGAAGATTTGCGCCCAATCCAATCAATAATTCGTGGAACATTTTGTCCAAAGGTAGTCACCATGAGGGCTGAAATAAGTGAACTTGTACAAGTCGAGGAGTCGGAGATACCTCGGAGATACCTCGGAGATCCGTATCCCCGACAAAGTGATGCGCTTGGGGATAACCCTGTGGAGTTATCCACAGGTTATCCACAGCCTAATCACCGATTTTTGAGGAGCTTGACAAGTCGAGGATACCGAGGATTTTTCCCATGGGGGGTATCTTCGACTTGGTATCCTCGACTAAGGAGCTTGACAGTGAAAAGTTATCCACAGGCAGATGGCTGGTCAGATGATGACCGCGTTTTGTGCAAAAAGTGCGGAAATCTGGAGTCGAGGATACAGCGCTGGAACTTCACGGCAGAGGACTTTGAGAAGATGCGAAGGCTCAACGAAAAGCCCGCGCAGTGGATGTTTCACGAGGCCGAGGCAAAGAACGGATGGGTCAGGGTTTCATTCAATCAGGACTTTTGTATAAGTACCGACACTTTGTGCATTCCGAATGTGCCGCACCGCTGCCACCTGTTTGTGGATCGGGATGCCGCAAAGCCTGCCGAGTCCGTAGAATCAGCAGCATGGTGGGAATTGACCTAAAACGCAAAAGGAAAAGCATTGAGCATGCCGAACAGGTCAAGCTGGTGCAGCGCGTCAGGGCGTTCTATCCCGATGTGCTGATTGCGGCGATACCAAACGGGGGCGATAGATCGGCGTCAGAGCGCGTTAGGCTGCACAGTGAGGGGGTACTGGCTGGAATGCCGGATCTGTGCGTCCTGAAGCGATCCAAGGGCTTTGGTGGGTTGTTCGTGGAGATGAAGACAAGGGTCGGGGTTGCTAGCAAGGAGCAGAATTGCATTGCAAAGCAATTGAACGATGAGGGCTATCTGTGCGTGATTGCCAGATCAGCCGATGAGGGTTTCAAAATCATTGAAGGGTATCTGAATGACAAAGGGTAAAGAGCCAGCCCGAACACTGGCAGAGGTTGCAGACAACATTGCCGCAAGGCAGATGGCGCTGAAGGATCAGGCTGTACTCGCACGCAAAGAGTCCACCGATGTCAACAAAAAGATACATGCAGCAGGGGGCGAGATCTCCATCCTAGAAAGGCTCTCCCAAGGCGAGACGATTTTAGGTGTGGCACGCTCGCTGGGTGTGAGTCATACCGGCTTCTACGATTGGGTTGAAAGAGGCGGCGAGGCACGCACTGCTGCCCTCGCACGCGCACGCACGCGAGGTGGGCAAAGTTTAGCAGAGCAAACCCTCGACATTGCAGACGCTGCGACACCGCAGGACGCGCAGGTGGCCAAGCTGCGGGTGGACACTAGGCGCTGGCTGGCCAGCAAGCTCAATGACGATTACAACGACAAGGCCGCGCCTTTGGTGAACATCGACCTTGGCAGCCTGGCGCTGGACGCATTGCGGCACAGATCTGTCACGCCCGTAAACGGGATTGGCAAAGACATGATTGACGAGGGTTAACCCTCGGAATCTGGGGGTCTGAGGCTGCCGGCTGGCCGCCGCCGCGCCGCGACCCCCCCGTCCCGCGCCTTGGCGGGGGCGGCTGATGCGGCACTAATCACCTACCAACCTACAACCCTAAAAAAAATTTTTTTAAAAACCCCTTGACAACCCGCCAACCTGCTACATAATTGCACTGTCAGTCAATAAATTAACAGGGAGAGCAACTATGACAGTCTACGGGTATGTGAGGGTATCGACCACTGAGCAGGTGGACAACACCAGCATGCAGGAGCAAAAGCGCCAGATCGAGGGCAACGCGATGAGCCACAACCTGGTGATCGAGCAGTTCATTGAGGATGGCGGCGTCAGTGGCGCTGACCCTTTCTTTGCAAGGCTGGAAGCCAACGGCATCACCCTGCTGGAGGGCGACACTGTGATCGTGGCCAAGCTGGATCGGTTCAGCCGTGATCTGCTGGATGCCTTGCAGTCGATCAAGAAGTGCAAGGAGCTTGGCGTCAAGCTCATCATCAACGGGCACGGGGATGTCACCGACAGCAGCAACATCTACGCCCAGTTGATGCTGGAGATCCTTTGCAGCTTTGCCGGCCATGAGCGCAGAGTGCTGAAGGAACGCCAGAAGCAGGGGCAAGCTGCCAAGCGCAAGGCTGGTGGCCATCTGGGCGGCAGCGCCAAGTTCGGGTACACCATCCAAGGCACGGGTCAGGCGGCGGTCCTGGTGGCCAAGCCTGAAGAGCAGGCGGCGCTGAAGTACGCGAAAGAGATGAGGGCGACAGGAATTTCGTTTAGGGCAATATCGGCAATTTTAAAAACCAGCCACGGCGTGATTGTTTCTCACGAAGCAATCCGCAGGGCATTACAAGGAGAGACAGCATGAAGTTGATGCATGAACATGTGACGGGATTGTGCCGCCAGCCACTGGAGTGCTGGTACGAGTGGGAAGCCGCAGAGCCGGAGATCTTAGAGGCGGGGGTAGTAATTGAGCCGGCTATCCCTGAACTGGTATATCTGGTGGAGGTCTGGGTAAATGGCGCGGATATATTCGAGTTAATCAGCGATGATTTAAAAGATGTTATTGAGCTTGCGATTAAGGAGGATAGATATAAATGACCCACGGCGGCAAAAGAAAGGGTGCTGGCAGACCCCGAGCCAATGTATCTGTCAGCAGGGTATTAAAGTTATTCGATCAAGGAATAACTAAGAAAGAGATAGCGATTAGATTTGAAGTAAGTCATACGACAATTAGTCGAATTATTAAAAGGAGAAACGATGATTAAATATCTTTGGACTGAATTACGATTGATGCTCAAGACAGTGACGCCGGCGCAGGCCGTGGAGCATGAGTTGCTACAAGCGGAGCATGAATTGCTGCAAGCTGAGTCTGGCGTGGAATACGCGCAGTCAATGGTCACTTATAACAAAAACCGAGTCAAGCGCCTGAAGGCGTACATAGCAAGCACTGAGGAGGCGGCAACATGACCAGGGTGTGCGATGCAGGGGGGATTTGCCCACACACGCCACAATGCGACCACTTCTGCCAAGCCAATGAAACCCGCAAGATCAAGGCGTATCCAACAGTACCCGCCGACATAGAGCCAGTGCCGGATACATGGCACAAGATCGGCGCGTTCATGCTGTGGTGTATTTTTGCAGTGCTGTTGGTGGTCTGCTTGGCGCTGTTCTTTACTGGCATTTGGATTTGGAGTCTGCTGATATGAGCCGCTTTGACAAATATAAAGTAGGTTTTAATTGCAGTTCGTTTGATCTCTTTCATGCGGGTCACGTGACTATGTTGAAAGAAGAAAAGCGGTTTTGTGATTATTTAATCATAGCTCTTCAAACCGATCCAACAATTGATAGACCGGATACTAAAAATAAACCAGTGCAATCTATTTACGAGAGGCATTGTCAGGTAGCTGCGTGTATTTATGTTGATGAAGTTTTAGTGTATTCGACAGAAGAGGAGTTACTTAATATATTTAAAACTCAACATATTGATATTCGTTTTTTAGGAGATGAGTATAAGACAAAAGATTTTACTGGTAAGCAGTGGTGCATTGACAATGGTATTGAACTGCATTACCACCTAAGAGATCACCCATACAGCAGTTCAACTCTACGTAAACGAATATACGACGCTGAAACAGAAAGATTAAAAAATCAATCAAGGGGAAAAGCATGACACAAGAAGAAGTAATCCAGTTGATGCGTAAGGTGATTAAAGAGTCGGAGTACTACACCACATGGACAGTATCAACCCCACACTTGGTGGAGTTGGTAGAACGCGCAGTCGAGGCAGAGCGTGAGGCTTGTGCGAAGCAGTTGGATGCGCTTGGCTGTGACCATTGCGCCGCCGCAATCCGATCAAGGGGACAAGCATGACCAAAGACGAAGCACTGAAGCTGGCGCTGGAGGCGCTTGATGTTGTGAAATTACAGTACACACAAAACCGCCATGTAAACGAAGCCATCAAGGCAATCAAAGAAGCCTCGGCACAGCCAGAGCAGGCAACTAGCGGATGGAGTTTGCGTTATGTGTATTTTGATGAAGACGGAATACCGCTAATGTACAGAGAGCCAGAGGAGCGCAACTTCTGCCCAAGGTGCGGCAAACGAACTGTTGACCTGACCACAATTCACACATGCACACCGCCAACATGATCAAAAAAAATGTCTTTGCTGAGTGGGTTGACAGATACCACAACGACCCCGTGCTGTTTGTCAAGGAGGTGCTGGGTGTAGACCCAGACCCGTGGCAAGAGAAGTTCTTAGGGGCGATTGCCCGTGGAGATCGAAAGATCAGCGTGCGCTCGGGTCACGGGGTGGGGAAGTCCACAGCCAGTTCATGGGCAATGCTCTGGTACTTTATGACCCGCAGCCCCGTCAAGGTGGTGGTGACAGCGCCGACCAGCAGCCAGTTGTATGACGCCATGTTTGCGGAGTTAAAGCGCTGGATCAACGCGATGCCTGCGCCATTGCAGAGTCTGCTGACTGTCAAGCAGGAGAGGATCGAGTTCAACGCTGCGCCCACGGAGATGTTTATAAGTGCCAGGACATCACGGGCCGAGCAGCCCGAGGCTTTGCAGGGCATTCACTCTGAGTATGTAATGCTGGTGGCTGATGAGGCGTCTGGTGTGCCGGAGCAGGTCTTTGAGGCGGCGGCTGGATCGATGTCTGGCCACAATGCGGTGACATTGCTGCTGGGCAATCCGGTGCGGAGCAGCGGGTTTTTCTACGATACGCACACAAGGCTGGCGCAGGAGTGGACGACCTTTCAGGTGGCATGCACCGACTCGCCACGGGTGAGTGACGAGTATGTCAAAGAGATGGCCATGCGCTACGGCGAGGAGAGCAATGTCTACCGGATCAGGGTGATCGGGGAGTTTCCAAAGGGTGATGACGATACAGTGATCCCGATGGATCTGCTGGAGAGTGCGCTGCACAGGGATGTGGCGGCCAGCAAAACAGCGCCGATGGTCTGGGGGCTGGATGTGGCGCGGTTCGGAAGTGACAGGTCAGCGCTGTGCAAGCGGCAGGGCAATGTGGTGACGGAGAGCATCCGCACTTGGAAGAATCTGGACTTGATGCAACTGACGGGGGCGGTGGTGGCCGAGTTCAATGCGCTTGCCCCGAGTGAGCAGCCACGGGAGATCTTGGTGGACAGCATCGGCCTGGGGGCTGGGGTGGTTGACCGGCTGCGGGAGTTGGGTCTGCCGGCGCGGGGGATCAATGTGAGCGAAAGCCCAGCGATGGGCGGGACATACCGGAATCTGAAGGCCGAACTTTGGTACAAGGCCAAGGCGTGGCTGGAGGCGCGGGACTGCAAACTGGCCAAGGATGAGGTGCTGATCAGCGAGTTGGCCACAGTACGCTACACCTTCACCAGCAATGGCAAAATTGCCATTGAGGGCAAGGATGAGATCAAAAAGCGGGGTTTGCCGTCACCAGACAAGGCAGACGCCTTTGTTTTGACCTTTGCAAGTGACGCTGTGGCAGGGATGTTTGGGTCAGCGGCCAGCAGCAAGTGGAGCCAACCCTTACGCCGAAACCTGTCTAGAACTGCATAATTGGGCAATTGCAACTAAATGGGGAAAACCATGATGATGACCAAAGGACAAAAGAAGGTCGGCAAGGTGATGGGCGAGTTCAAGTCGGGCAAGCTGACTTCTAGTGGCAAGCCGGTCAAGAATCCAAAGCAGGCCATTGCCATTGCAATGTCTGAAGCCAAGCTGCCCATGCGCGGTCAGCGCACAGCAAAGAACATGAAAACAAAGGGGATGCGCTGATGGCCACGATCAAAGAAACCATGACCCAATTGATGGGTGACGATGAGGCCGGCGAAAGCTGCCCCACGGCCACACAAGACATCACCATCAATCTGCGCAACAGGGCCAAGGCGATCAACAGCGCCAACTACGGCCCTGAAAATCCCGACCTGCCGAATACTGCTTTTTGGAAGAAAAAGGCAGACGAGTGGGAGGTGGACATTGAAGACGCCAAGATGAGCCGGTGCGGGAACTGCGCGGCTTTCAATCAAGAGGAATCAATGCTCGACTGCATTGAAAAGGGCATTGGCTCTGAAGGTGACGCCGAGGAAGTTATTGACAAGGCTGATCTGGGCTACTGCGAGATTTTTGACTTCAAGTGCGCGGCCAGCCGCACCTGCGATGCCTGGGTCGCCGAGAGTGACGAGGACGAGGACGAGGACGAGGACTATGAGGGCGGTGAGAATAGCGCGATGGAGGGTGAAGAAGAATCAAAACCTATGTTGGTAATTAAGATTGGAGCTAAAAAATAAAAGCTGGACTCTACGCAAACATCAACGCCAGAAACAAGGCCAAGAAATGATCAGCCCGATTGTCATTGCCACAGTCAGGGGGCATGGCTTGGCGGTGCTGCTGGAGTCAATCAAGCAATACGCGCCAGAGTGTCCGGTCTACCTGCGCGGCCCAGAGTCGGTCATTGAGAACTTTGAGGCTGACCACAAGATCTACGGCCAGCCAAGAAACTTTGGCGATGACTACAACGAGATCATTGAAGAGGCGATGAAAGACTGGTCATCTTGCATCGTGGCCAACGATGACATTGTGCTGACCCCGACCAGCATGAAGGTGCTTATGGAGGATGTGGCTATTGTCAGGACAATGCGCAGCGCCAAAGCCGGCTGGGTGGCGTCAAGGACTGATGCAGCTCGGCCCTGCCAAAATGTGAGGGTTACTGAGAAACCTGAGAAGCTGAATTTTTACAAGTTCCCGAGTGAGGCTCACATCAAGATGGCCGAGGAAGTCAGCCCGATATTCGCGTGGATCTCGGATGACGCATTTGAGACGGCAAAGTTTCCCCCTCTGAATTGGTACTCAGATGATGTGCATTGTAGAGATTTGATCGAAAAAGGCTACTCGCATTTTGTAAGTGCCAGCTATGTCCACCACATCGGCAGCAACACAATTGGCTTTGATGCCAAAAAACTGCATGAGGACGCACTGCCGTGGCTCATGGAGAATCGTCCAGAATATGCGAAGGCTTGGTTTGATGTTTAAAGACTAAAATTCAGGCAATGCGGTTTACCTAAAGGCACAGCCATGATTGAAAACATTACCGACAATTTATCCACCGACATTGCATCCCAGAATC